GATCCGGGTCAGCTCAAAAGAAGAATTATCGGAACGAATTTATCAGTATTTTGATGAGATTAATACTGCTCCTGTTGTCTATCACTGGACATATAAAATGAACGAAATAGGAGACGAAGAAGTAAATATTTAACTATTCGTTATTTAATATTCGATGTACTAGGAGTTCCAGAATAAGTAATGTCGTCTAATGTAAAGTTTCCACAATGATACCGTAGACAATCTCCTTGGCGTTTCCAGTTATGAAGCCAAAAAGTCACATCAAGATCATGCTCTTTTTCCGGTACAAAATCATTTCTGAGCCAGTCTGCGTCCCTTCCTGAAAAGGTAAGACATATTTCATCAGAAACACCAGAAGAATTATCTGTATAATCCAATGCTGTCAACCGCCCAGAAAGCCCCACCTCGTTTCCGTCATACAGTATCTGACACTCCACCCTTCTTGCATTAGCCATTTAATACTGCCCTCCATGCAGGATAATCGCTGTCTGTCAAAACCCTGCTTCCATCGTCCGGATCCGGAAGCTTCAGCTCCACTCCGGCCGGAAAGACAAAATAATCCAGTTTGTCCCCATTCATCCCCATGATCCTGCTGCACTCATGTTCATCCCCATAAACCTCAAATGCAATCTGATCCCATGTCTGCCCGCTGACTGTTGTATAGATCCTTCCCATCCCTGCCTCCGTTTTGTCAATAGTTCAGCCTCTCCCCTGTCCGGATATAGCGCCTCATGTGCTGCTCAAAGCGCTCATAGTCGTCGGAAGCAGCATTTCGTACCGCTTCCTCACCGATGCCTGTCACATGATACACTGGGGAATAGGTAATATTGGTTTGCTTGTTATCCACATTTGATATGGAATCGGATACCTTTCCGGAATCTCCTAAAATTCCCAGCTCTCGCCCGGTCTGTTCCCAGATCGACACAGACCGTTTGGTCCGGTCTATTGGGATGAACGCTTCCGGCCCGGCTTCCGCGAACACACCAAAATGGGGTTCATCAAAAATGCCTCCGGAAGCGTGCTTTACCACGGGAGCCATATTGGAATATGGCATTTTCGCTGCATAATTCACCTGTATTTGTGGGGTTACAGATATTGGGGTACTGAATCTTTGATTCACATATCTTTGTGTATACTCATATACAAAATCTATGCCAACCTCTACCCGTTCTGTCTCTTTTTTGATCCCTTCACTAATTGCCGGAGGCAGTGTTCCACCCATCTCCAATACACTGTTGTACGTTCCCATGTATTCCGGGCTGCTGCCAATCTGTTCCCCTACATATCTCCAGATGGCATCCGCATCACCTGTTAACATTTCCAAGGTCTGCACCTCTGTTAGGCCTTTAGATAATGCAGCTGGCAATTCTTTTCCAGCTGCTTCATACTCTTTTTTCAAAGATTCCATCTGTTCCACAGAAGGGGCCATGTCTTCCAAAAGCCCACTGATTGCTAATTTCGCGCCTTCACTTAATTCCGAACCCTCTAAACCAGCCGTCAGCATATTTACAAAATAATCCCCATAAGTTTCTCCCAACACATCCGATCCATCCATGGATTGAAAATTGCTTTCAATGGCTTCCGTCATCATTTGCTCAAAAACAGGCATCGCCTCATTAAGTTCATCCGCATACTGCTGATAAATCGTATCCATCAAGAATCCAGATACATTTAACTGCGCCTCCTCCATCTGCTTTCTATGGTTTTCGCGAAATTCAGCAACCATGGCATCGCGTTCATTACTATTAATAGCCCCTCTCTTAAGCATGGTATTTGCTCCACCAATATCCATAGTTAGAGATTCTTCCAAGCTTGCAGATAAATCATCTAACTGACCCTGGAGTTCTGCCTGAAGATTCTGGAATGTTTCCCCATCTAATTTCCCTCCTCCATATCGAATGCCAATCGCTTCTATCCGGGCTTCAAATTGGCTGCTGGATAGCTCTGCGGTAATATCAGCCATCTTCCTTTGCAGCTCCTGGATCGCCTCTACCTCATCCATGGACAGTACCCCATCCTTCATTCCTTCCGCATATACTTCCCCAAGCTGCTCCCCATATCCCCGAAGCTCTGCATTCAGCCCATCATAAAAGGAATTAAACTGATCAACAATCCCCCTCCCCGTCTCGTCATCATCCGTCAGAAGCCGCAGGTTTAAGTTCATAGCATACTGCTGCTGTTCCCCAAGAGCTATCGCATTTTCAATATAGGCATGGAGCTGCCTCTCATATTCGCCGGTATCAGCCTCCGATAGTTCAAATCCCATGCCGATCTTCCAGTTCAGCTTATCAAGAGCCTCATTGCTGTTCGAAAGATTCTTGGCAATCTCCTTTACCTTCCCCAGTTCATCCATAGCCGTACTCAGCTTGTCCAGATTTCCGTTATTGATAATCTGCCCGGCCACGTCCTCCAGTTCTTCCAGGGAAAGATGGATATCCCCAAAATGCTCTGCCAGGTTCTGCTTTTTCAGTTCGGCATTCGCCATCTTTATCTTCACACCCAATCCCACAATCGCCCCTCCGGCTGCTGCCGTTATCCCGATAGCAGCCGTAACCGGATTGGCCATCATGGCTAGTCTCAATGCATTCATGGCCTTGGCTGTAGAAGTAATGGTCTGAGCTACCTTCAAAGAAGTTATCGTAGTGCCAATAGCAGCCAGCCCGCCCACAATCACATCCGGATTATCCATCATCCAACCGCCCAGACGCAAAAGAGGTCCTGCAAACTCCTCAACAGAATCCTTAGCCTCCAGCATATTGCGGCGTATGGTTGGTATCATGTAGGTTAATTCTTCCACTACATTTTCTGAAAAATCATAGACAGCCTCTGTTCCAAGCTGGGTAGCTTCCCTCAGAGGCTCCTGCAGGCTGTCATAAATCCGGATGCCGGAATCTTGAAGCGCAGACTGTAATATAGCCAGATCTCCCTCCAAATTATCAAGCTTAACCTTGGCCATCTGCTCCAAAGCTCCATTTGCATGATAAAGCTCTGTCTCCAAATTCTCCCACTCTGTCACGCCATCCGCCACCGTTGTATTCAACCCGGCTAACAGATCGTTTAATGCATCCACATGCTGCTTGCCTCCGATGGCCGCCAGCGCTGCATTTCTTTCCTCCTCATTTAATCCGGATAACGCCGTATTCACCACACGCATGGTCTCATGAAGTCCAATAAACTTCCCGGCAGAATCAAAAGCAGAGATCCCCAGCTTCCCCATCATTTTTCCTGCCTGCCCAGCTCCTGTGGTCAGATTGACCATAACTGCATTCAGAGCATTGCCTGCCTCAGAACCTTTGATTCCTCTGTTGGCCAGCACCCCCAAAGCGGCAGCCGATTCCTGAATGGGAATATTTAAATTTTTCATGGTACCGCCTACGCCAAGGTATGCTTCCATTAGTTGTTCTGCCGTTTGGTTTGATTTGTTGTTTGCCTTTGCGGCCACATCCAGGTACCCTCCCAGGTCCTGAACCTCAATGCCTAATGCGGACATAGAGTCCGTCACCAGGTCAGAAGTTCTGGCCAGATCCAACCCTGTAGCCTCTGACAATCTCAATATGTCTGGCAAACCCGAGACAGAATCATCCACGTCCCACCCTGCCAGGGCCATATACTCCAGAGCCTGGGCAGATTCCGTTGCTGTTTTTGATGTGCTGCGGCCCATCTCCATAGCCGCAGCCCTTGCTTTCTCATAATCCCCTTCCGATGCATCCGCAGTAGCCGCCCAGGAACTCATAGCCGCTTCAAACTCTTTTCCGACGCCCACACTTGCAGCGCCGATTGCTGTGATTCCTGCACCTGCCGCCATCATGGCTTCTGCTGTGGCCGCAACTGTCTTTTTCAGTCCGCCCCAAGCAGCATCAATCCCCGGCCCCATCTCTGTAATCGCATCTGCAGACGACTGGACCATGGATGCCACAAAATCAGTTTGGATACGCCCTGCATTTGCCGCTTCTTTTGCAATTGATCGGATCTGCTTTTTAGTCAAATTTGCAGTTGTCCCAACAGACTGGTCCATCAGCCCAACGATCTTTAAGGCCAGTTCATATTCTTTTCTGTCTGCCATCCCGCACCTCCACTACTTCTTCATCGCCTGCATAAGTTTTAATGCCTCCTCTAAGGGAAGTCCAAACAGGTAATCCAGCCCGGTCCGTGTCAATAGCGACATCCGGACTATACACTTCCGGATCACATCTGTCTCATCCGGGTCTATCCCTTTGCGTAAAAAAAAGCCGATACCATATCACGCAGCCGGACAGAATCCCTTGCCTTCATATGATCCAGCCACTCCCATGGCTTATTGTTTACTCTAGCTGCCGCTAACATGGCATATTGACGGGTAGCGTCCATCCGAAGGCCGGAATACCCTTTGACTGTCATCTGCCGATCCATGGCACACATATCGCCTGCCGTCATATCAAACAGCCCTTCCAGATCAATCTCCTTCACTTCCTCTCCGTCAAACAGAAACGGCTCCTCTAAAATCAGCTTTAATGTTTCTTTTTCATTCTGAACCATATCCTTCTCCATTTCTTGTTCTTCCTCCTCATTAACACATTCGTCTGGCCTTTTCCAACAGATCCACCCCGTCAATCTTAAATATGCTGTTTAATTTGTCAATTTCAACCATTATCTTCCCGCCGATCTCTATCAGCACATAGGTGGCCTCAATGGAAATCTTAGCCCCCATAGTCTCCCCAAGCTTTAAAGTGCCTGGGTTAAATCCTATGGATCTTCCCTTGACCATATAACGAAAACTCACCAAATCCGATACCATTGTAGACTTATCCGTTACCTGGATGGATCCCCGGATGTTTATAGTCTGCAGCTTCATAGGATTCACCAGTTCCGAAAGGTTTAAATATAATACCCGGAAGGGTATCTCCTGGACAATGGAATCAAAATAACCCAGAACCGGCACCTCATAGGACCCGGTGATCCCTGCCCCGGAAACGGTAGCCACTTTGTTTTTGATCTCTGCCATACTCATCTCATCTAAAATTCCGATCTGCATGTTTCCTCCGCCGTCATACACATTAAAACCATGCAGCACCTCCGGAATCATCTGATTGCTATAATTCATGCCTTTAAGCGCCTCCTAACGCACTCTGAAGAATCGTTGGATCAAATTCAATCTCATTCAGGATATACTCTGCAGGTACCCAGAACGCAATCCTGGTGTGGAATACGATCTTACCGTTCAGAATAGAACTTGTCGGATTCTCCTCCTCGTTAAACTCAATGTTGCCTCCTGCAATGTCGCCTGTCTGTGTCAGGCTGTTTAAATACAGATTTTCAGAATCTATCACCGACTCAATCAACCGCGGCTCTGCCGGATCATCCACCTTTTCCTTAAACGTAAGAATAAAATGATTCCGGTACCAGCTCATCATCCGCCTGCAGGCAATCCACCGGTCCTTTGGATCTGTTGTCGCCGGATATGCCGCTGTATTATTCCCCCAAGCCTTCCACCCATTGTCATTTATGGCTGTGACGATCCCATAAGAGTTAACCAGCTCTGCCTGGGCTGAATCCAACAATACCTCCGTACCGTCCGCCAGCACTGCCGCACTGGTATGCAGCAATTCATTGGAAGGACTTTTTTTCGGCACATCGTTATTTTGAGCATCTGTATATGCTGTCATAGCCGCCCATACTGCTGAATAGTCATAGGTCTTTTCCCCCAGCTTTAATTTGGGCCAGAGAAGAATCGCATGGGCATGAGTGACTGCCAGCTCCTCTTTTGCAGCTTTTAGGGCGGTATAGACCCTGACATTTTCCGTATCCAAATCAATGGCAGCCTCACAGGTATACACTCCGTTAATACTCTCAGTCTTTACTGCCAGCACTCCTGCCACAGCCGTATCCTTAGACCATCCAGGCGCAAGCAGGAGTCCCGGAATCAACCCAAGCTTTGGATACACCTGACGGATCACCTCCAGCCCAGATTCCTTTCCGGTGGCGGCGTCATAGCCTCCAATAATATCCTCTGCATTTACCATAGAAGGATCAAGCTGCTCTGCTTCCACCTTAAGGGAATTGGCTTCCTCCGTTTTTTCTGTTGTAAACAAGGTAATTTCCACACCTCCGGCATTCGTAAACTCTGCCAGATAATCCTTGTCTCTCTCAAGCTCCGTACTTTCCCCCACAATCACCTTCAGCGTATTCAGGAAAATCCCGGTTTCTGCAATCTTTGCCTTCCTGGCTTCTACCTTCACATCTTGGTTACTGTAGGTCTTCTTATGTTTCTCTGGATCCAGCACATTAATAAACACAACCGGAGCAACTGCAAATACCCGGAAGCTGGCGTCCATGGACTGACACAAGGTATAATTTTTAAAATCATCACTGTATCCCAAAAGTCTCACAGCTTCTGAAAAGCTGTAGGCCGCCACAGGCGTGTTGACAACTGCCTGCGGATCCTCCGCCTGATTGACCGGAGCCGTTCCAACCACCACCTGAAGCCCGGCTGTCCCGTTAACCGGCGCCATCAACTGTGTAGGTATCTCCTTTGTATCGATCCGATGGTCATATCCCATAATTATCACTCACCTTCCTTATTCTTTTCAACAATCTGGAAAAACCGGCTTAAGGCAGAATCCGGATCCGTCAGCTCATGGTTTGCGTCCCGAAGCCGCTCTATCGGAACCACCAGCTCAGCAATGGCAGGCATCTTTTGAATCTTTTCTTTCAGCTCCGGTGTTAACCCGTTTTGAAATACCGTCCCCCGTGCGATACCTTTCAAAGACGGCCCAATATAGATTTTCCGGATGTTTTCTCCTGCTTTCAAAACATTCTTTTTAGCCATAATCCTTTATCTCCCTTCGAAATCCTAAAAAGGTAAAACTTGTTGCAATGGCGCCGAAAAAGTAAGGAAATGTATCTTCCTCTGCTAGATTCCATTGAAATCTTCCTGTGCAGGTATATTGCCTATCCAATACAGGATTCCTGGCAAACCGCTCATAAACCCGAAAAATCAGGTTCAGCAGCTCCCTGTGTCCCTGATTTTCCGATGCATCGTTAAACACCCCAAAACAAATTCCAAAGCTTACCTCCTGCCTTCCGTTGATCTCCGGAATCTGCCCGCTGTCAATCTTGACCATACACCAAGGACACTGGAATACCGCTTCCTCCTCCCCTTCCTCTTGGTACTCAATGGTATCCTTATAATCCTCTGGTTCTTCTTTCTGCTTCCCTGGAACCGGAAGCGCTTGGGCAAACACACGAAGCCCAAGCAATTCCCCTCCCTTTGGGTTTTGGAATCTCATGCCTGCAGTAAGACTCTCGATCTCCCTTATCAGAGCTTCCTGGCAAAAAAGAGGTGTTCCTGCCCTTACTGTCACTTTTTCCCTCCTGCTAACGCTCTCTGCAGTGCCTTCTGGCACTGCTGATTCAGAATATCCCCGATCTTCCCTTGGACGGCTCCATACACCTTTTTATTCCGCACCATAGAACGATCAGAAGATCCCATCACCACCCGTAACTGATCTCTTTTATGTTTAGACTTCTTGCCTCTCTTCGTTAGAAGTTCCGTGTTGGTCTTCTTTCCTGTACGCCTCACAATTGCCAGCTTCCCGTTAGAAAACCGAACAGCAAATGCCATACCGTTTTTTCCGCTTAGTTCCTTAAGAGGCGCACTTTTTAACTGCTGGACAGAAATCGGAAACGGAACCCGCTTTTTATTTTCCCATAGGATTGGCGTGGGACTTCTTCCATAAACAGAAACCCGGAATTTGGTAATATCCGGCTGGGTTGACCGGTAAAGGATCCTTGCCCCCAGGCTGGAAACTGTGGCCTTTTTTATGGACGATCGTTCCAATATCCCCTCCGATGCCTCTCCTCCATATATCTTCTTAGCCTGCCTGGCCAGCAGTTTCTGCGCACGGTTGGCTGTGTTGTTGACAGCCGTCTTAAAAACCGATTCTTCGGATTTCTCCAGATTCCTCATAGCTTGCACTACCTGACGGATCTGTTCTTCCTCCAACATCAACTGAATCCCATTCATGACTTCACCGCCTCCAGGGTTATGGAAAAGACGCCGCCTTCATCAATAGCGTCCGTCACCAGATATTTGCTGTTATCCAACTGCAGCGTTCTGCCGATGGCAGGCAGGCGCCCCATCTCTTTACGGGAAACATAAAAAAGGATTTGCTTTTTATAAATTCCGTTAATCCTTTCTTTTTCTGATTGCTTCTTACCTCTCTCCACAACCTCATACCCATCTATGATAATGGTCATAGGCTTTCCATCAACCTGATGCACCTCCCCAAATTCCTCTCGGTCAAAAAACACATCCATAATGTCATCCCCGGCCATCTCCTTAAAGTTTTCACTCATACTGGTTCCATCCCTTCTAAAGCAGGAGGTTCCTCCTCATCATCTACCCCGTCCGAATCTGCACTTAAAATCAGGTTCACATAATCTTCCTTCCTTTTGCAGTCCCTTGCATCCAGCCCTTTTTCCTTGACAAGAGATTGTAAATCCTTCATTTTCATGGCGTAAAGCTGTTCTTCGTCTGCCTCGTCCATCCTATGTAAAGATTCTTCCTCCATCCCGTCTTCCTGCATCCCCTTTTTCTCACCCCCTGAAAGTTCTAAAATATTCTTCTTGGCTGCATACTCTGCCACCCCAAGAGATACCAGACGCTCCGCCACATCCTCCTGGCAATCAAAAGGGCCATCCTCAGGGGTTTTGAGCGCGTGTCTTGTATTGCCATGGTTATCTATATATTCAATCCCACATCCGCCAAAGATAACTTTGATCTTCACCATATCCTTTCCCCTTTCTTTCTGTCCATCACAGCATTTTTGCAGTAATAAACGGATTTTCGTTATTCGGCATACACAGCGGTGCAGAGCTTAGGATCAGTTCACGGAGGTTGTGTTTTGCATCACTGAGATATTTTGGTACATCCACACCAGTATAAGTATGGAATTCTCCATCAGACTGCTCTACCTGGGTAATCGCCCCATATACAGTACGTCCGATATTCGGCGCGATTGCCGCAATCATCCCTTGGGGAATAAACGGTTTTACAGAGCCGTCCACCTCTGTATAAGTATCCTCATAGCTCAGGAAATCAATCATACGCCCTTTAATATTAAGCCGGGCAATCCTCGTTGCGCCAGAAGGCAGGACAGCCGGATCCACACCGCCGATCTGGTAATTGCGATTATCTAAAAGCCGCAGAATCCACTCGTTAGCAAGGATTACATCCGCCACGTCAGGAGAAACCAATACCTCTGTAAACGGCAGACCACGAGAAGTCAACATGTAGCCCATAGCCGCCACATCCGCCAAGAAACGCTTTCCCCCTGCCTCTGTAGTACATCGAATATTAAATAACGAATAGTTAAATATTTACTTCTTCGTCTCCTATTTCGTTCATTTTATATGTCCAGTGATAGACAACAGGAGCAGTATTAATCTCATCAAAATACTGATAAATTCGTTCCGATAATTCTTCTTTTGAGCTGACCCGGATC